TGGAAGACTCTAAAACCTATCGCACGAGATGATGTCGCTCCTTTTGTTGTAGCATCCTTTGATATTGAGTGTAATAGCTCCACTGGAAAATTCCCTGACCCCAACGTGAGAGATGACGCTTGTTTTCAGATTGCGATTTCGTTGTGTAAGTTTGGAAATGACCAACCTTATGATAAAACCTGCCTTTGCTATAAAAAGACTGATACAAACTTAGAAGACTCTACAATCATTAGCTTTGATACTGAAAGAGAAATGCTTGAAGCCTTTCAGCAGTATTTACATGAAAAGGATGTTGATATTCTCACGGGATGGAACATCTTCGGATTTGATCTTGACTATATCTACACTAGAGCGTTTATGACTGGGTGTAGTCCCGAGTTTTTCAAGCTGGGTAAGCTCAAGTCCCAAGATTGTGAGATCTCCGTCAAGAAGTTGAGTTCAAGTGCATTGGGTGATAATGTACTGAAGCTTCTTCCTATGAGTGGTCGCTTCATTTTCGATCTATTTCACGAAGTGAAAAAGGGCTATAAACTAGACTCTTACAAACTGAATGAAGTCTCCAAGTTGTACCTCGGAGATCAAAAAATAGATATGGCTCCGAAGGAAATGTTTGCTCGTTACCTGGAAGGTGATCCAGTGAAGTTACGAGAAGTAGCGGAGTACTGTATAAAAGATACTTTACTTCCCCATAGACTCATGAAGAAGCTCTGTACCCTGCTAAACTTACTTGAGATGGCTAAGGCTACTTGGGTACCTCTTTGCTTCCTCGTTGAGCGTGGGCAGCAGATTAAGGTATTCTCTCAGCTTACAAAGAAGGCGAGGGAAATGGGATTTATGGTGCCTACGATTCGCTGGGGACAGCTCCCTGAAGAGCCTTACGAGGGTGCAACAGTTTTGGAAGCTCAAAAGGGTGCGTATTATACTCCTATTACTGCGCTAGACTTTGAAGCCCTGTATCCTAGTATCATGATGGCGCATAATCTTTGTTATTCCTCGTATGTAATGAATGAGAAGGACTACGGTAATATACCTGGTATTGAATATGAGACATTTAAGATTGGTCAAAAGACCTACAAGTTTGCACAAGGGGTTCCAAGCCTTTTACCGGCGATCCTTCTAGAGCTTAAGCAGTTTCGCAAAAAGGCGAAGAAGGATATGGCAGCAGCCACAGGTTTTATGAAGGAAGTATATAACGGTAAACAGCTGGCATTTAAAGTATCTATGAACTCTGTCTATGGTTTTACCGGCGCGGGTAAAGGCATCCTTCCGTGTGTGCCCATCGCTTCTACGACAACTTTCCGTGGACGAGCTATGATTGAAGAGACTAAGAATTACGTAGAGAAGAACTTCCCCGGTTCAAAAGTGCGATATGGTGACACTGATTCAGTGATGGTGGAATTTGATGTGGGTGATCGCAAGGGTGAGGAAGCTATCGAGTACAGTTGGGAACTTGGTGAACGCGCCGCAGAGGAATGTAGCGCCCTTTTCAAAAAGCCGAATAACTTGGAGCTTGAGAAGGTGTATTGGCCGTATTTTCTGTACTCTAAGAAGAGATACGCAGCCAAGTTGTGGACAAAGGCTAAGGATGGTAATATGAACATGGATTATATTGATATTAAGGGTCTCCAAGTTGTTCGCCGCGACAATACACCCCATGTTAGGGAGGTTTGTAAGGAACTCCTTGATGTTGTACTAACCTCCAGTGATACCGGTCCACCCAAAGAACTCGCTAAAGAACGAGCGGTTGAGCTACTCTCTGGTGATGTTCCAAATGATAAGCTTATCCTAAGTCAGTCTCTCGCGGACAGCTACAAAGTTGGTGGACAGTCTGTATCCATCACGAGTCCTGAAAGTTGGAACATTAATCAAGCGCATGTGCAGGTGGTGAATAAGATGAAACAGCGAAAACCTGGTTCCGAGCCACAATCTGGTGATCGTGTTCCGTACTTACTCGTGAACACCGGTGATCCAAAAGCCAAGGCTTTTGAGAAGTCAGAAGATCCTAAATATGTGGAGGAGAACAATATACCCGTTGACTATAAATATTACTTCATTAACAAATTTTTAAATCCTGTGTGTGATCTACTTGATCCACTCTTCGAGAATACGAAGGAAGAGATCTTTGGTGAGCTTATCAATCAGTGCAAACCACCCCCAAAGAAGCGTGAACCTGCCCTCAGTACGATGAAAAAGTCTGATCTCATAGAGGAATGTAAGCGTCTCGGTCTTGATTTTGAAGGCAAAAACGCGGAACTAAAAGATAGGATTAAAAATGCTCGTGTCCAACGAGAAGAAAGTGTTGAAGACATATTTAAAAAATACGAGCAAGAGGTAGGTAAGTGATGAGTTTCAATGAAAAGATTAACGATATACTAGAGGAGGAAATCAAACTACGATTAGATCTTACCATAACATCATTCGCGGAAACGATTTCAAAAAAATACCAGATCCCTTTGCTACAGCTCTTGAAGGACGTTCCTAAGGTATCCGCTACGGCTACATGTATGGGTACAAAGCCCGATGGTACTAGGTGTACTTTCAAGGCTGGTGAAAATGGGTATTGTGGTAAACACCAAAAACAAGGTGAAAAGGTTAAACAGAGATTCCATGAGTCATTTAATGGTCACACCCATGGACCGGGGCTTAGAAATGTGGCTGGGTGTCCAGCATGTGAAAAATCTTTTTCAAGGAATAGGCTTATAGATTTGGACTCTATGTTATGTAATGAGTAAATCCGATATTCTGCTAACATCAATAAACAACTTTTACAGCGAAGAAGACAACCGATCCAAGTTACTGAATATACTAGACAAAACAGGTGGTATTTCATTGAGAAATCTCGAGTGGTTCATTACGAATTACGCTAAAAAGAACCATACATCCTATAAGACGAGTGATGGTAAGATCTTTACTGTACACTACGCGTACAAATCCAGTTTGGATGGGTACTCTAAGAAACTCTTTGATCCATTTTGTAGATCTGAGAAGTTTCCTTACACAGTTCCCGGTACATCTCATGAAATTCATACGACCTTGGCACAATTGAACTTCATCAAATGGGTTATTAAAAATAAGATTTATGACTACATCAAGGATCATCGAAGCTCCTTGTTTAGTAAGCAACAGGTTGTATGCGACCCTCTTCAAAAATAAACGTTTGATATCCCGTGTAATACATGTGGAGAGCATACGTATTTGAAGCAGTGTTAACCTTGGTAGTATCCAAGTTTACTTCTATGTTTGTTTTATCGGACTGAATCTGACTAAAATCCAGGTTCCCCGATGGCTCCACATTAATCGGATTCATCGAGAAACTGTATGTGTAGATATTCCTAAAAGGCCTTGCTAACCTCATTCTGTATGGGATGAGATATTTGTAATAGTTATGATTAGTGTTTGTAACATTTGGTAGTCTCGTTCCGTTTATGTAAAAGCTTGCATCCTTCATGATTGGATTAAAGAAGGTTAACTGATCATCAAAACTGACATTCGATGAGAAGTTGAAACGATTCTGACAGAAGTACAACTCTTCATCATTCGTAGGAAGATCAAATACCTGTGTTTGTCCCACGTTATTATTGAAGGTAGGAGAGCCCACAACCAATCTTAAACCATCACTTGACATGGACATAGAACCACCACTTCCCGGTCCACCCATTTCACGGTGTAATCTATCCCACGCAGGTGTGTTAGATACATTTACATAGTTGTATGCTCGTGTACGATTAGAGAGTGGAGTTCCAACTGCGACTCTAGTCCCTGTGTGAGGTTGTTGCCCAGATGTTATATTACTCGTTATAGCTACGGATGTACCAGCCTTTTCACCAGCTACGAGACCGTTGATATCTGGTCCTATTTGCCCCCACGCACTTAAACTTGTTGAGTAGAAGAATACACTAGCCTGTCCGGAATCTACACCACCACCATCGTTCTTAGGAGCACCACCAATGAGATAGTATCCATCTTTGGAAATATCCACCGAAGTTCCAAATTCATCACCAGCATTTAAACCGTCAATATCAGCTCCTCTCTGACTCCAAGAGGAACCACTATATATAAATGCTTTAACATGACCCTTACTCGCATCATGACCAGGTGCACCCGCGGCTACAACATAATCAGTTCCACCACTGGTCACTGGATTTGAAATGGCTACGGCTGAACCAAGTAAATCTCCTCCACCAACACCATCCATATTTCCACCCAATTGCTGCCAACCGGGTCCAATACTGTAATACCACACCTGTACACGACCCATATTCGTATTGTGATATGGAGCACCTACCGCAACATGAGTTCCATTTCCAGATAAAGAAACCGATGTTCCAAACTTAATACCCGCAGTTCCATCTAGATCCGATCCTAACTGACTCCACGACCCAGTGTTATATTGGTATACGCGAACGTGTCCTTTATCACTATCATGACCAGGAGCACCTACCGCTAGGGCTGTCCCTGTAGTAGATAAAGAAACGGAGCTTCCAAATAGATCACCATTGGCTTCACCAATAAGATCAGCACCCAATTGAGTCCACGTCCCTGATATTAGTTTAAACACCCTCACACGACCCTTATTATCATTGGGGTTATCTATTACACCGTCTTCGGGTGTAGTATCAACCTGTAACTCGTATTTAGGCTCACCTATGGCTATAGTAGTGCCATCAGGTGACAGGGCTACTGAATATCCAGAATCATCATTTGTGTTAGTACCTATGATGTTAGCACCAATTTGTTTGGGTTCTAGGGCTACACTCTCATTCTCGTTTTCAAATTTAGTGTTTCTTAAGAACCAATGAAAACATTTCACGGGAATGTTTGGAACTAAGTTTGTACGAATAATACTTTTACCAAGTTCACTTACAGTTGTTGGATGTTTACGAACTAGATCTGTGACCATAACTTGTCTTTGATGACTGAGATACTTTCTCTCCTCGGGGTTCACCGTAATCTCTTCCGTAATAAGCTTAAATTCATCAAG